ATTAGTAGCCATTCTCTAATCTCCTTATTTTGTGTAAACAAAAACAGCAACGTCTAATAAATACGTCACTGTTCCTTGCATATCCTGTTCTGTTTCACTAGGGGCGCTAGATACGTCAATCTTGTCGAAAACAAAATTGCTACTATCGCTCTCAATCGCTCCTGGCTGTAAATCATCTAAAAATAAACTGATCTTAAAAAGATCATCTTTAATCTCTCTAGCGCTCTTACCACGCTCTGTAATTGCATAATTGTATACCCAGTACTCTCTACCACTAAAATCAGTTGAAAGCTTATGAGAGCCCTGCTCAGGAACTAAACCAATAGAATTATCTGGTGCTAGGTATGCAATTTTGATTGGCAATTCAGTTCCTTTGATAATTGATTGTGCTAGAGCTTCCTGTAGATCAAACTTAATGTCACTCATGCCATTTCACTCCGTTTATAAAAGCTTCTTTAACAAGAGCCATCTCTGAAAGATTGCCCTTAAGTCTTAAGTCCCAGCGTCTTGATGTTCCTGGCGTGGTGTAGTTATGAATTCTAAATGGACCACCATATTGATTGGTAATAAATCCATAAAACTGTGCCCTTGCATAAGGTGCAACATAGTAAATGCTAGAACCATCAGTTGCTACTTTGGCATGGTCGCGTAAGTTACCACTCTTCTTAGGCACGTACTTCTCCATTGCCTGTTGTGCATCATTAGCCATAGCTAAACGCCCACGTCTTAACTGATCTTCGCTGAACTTGTGGTTCATGATATTAAGATTAACATGCACTTTAATTCCCATGCTGTCACCTCAAATCATCGTTAGCTTGTATTGATAAAGCTTATTACTAAACGGCTCATAGTCTTCATTAACATTGGTTAACGTGTATTCTTGCCCTTCATAGATAATCTTTGCTTTATTCTCAATATCTTGCTTAGATAGCGAGATAAACGGCTCTGATATACCTTGATAGAGCATTACTGTACCGTTAGCTACAATTTGACGATCATTGTTAGTCCCTGAGTAGATTGTTCTAAGATGTACCACACAGTTCTGTATTTCAACGCCATCGTCATATGTAGCTTCATTGTATAGATCATCTTCAACTTTACGTTTGATTATGATTGATTGGTTACACATTGATTTTGGCGGTTTTAACATGATGAGATACCTCTATAAAGCAAGCCAGTATAAAACAAATATTCTAAGGCTAGATTATAAACACCGTTAGTTGCTGAATCGGTTGGACTAGTACCAGTTGAAACACTTGTACCATCAATAGATACGCTCTTGATGTCTTTCTGTGCCATCTCATAGGTACTAGAGGCTCCAATGTCACTCATATACTGAATTTGTAAAGCTAAAGCTTTTTTGAACCAATTAACTCGGTTAATGTCAGTATCTTCGTCAATAGAATGTAGTTCATAGTACATCCCTGTTAAAGGATTAATCATACTTTCAGCCGCTTTTTCTAACTTATCAAAATCAGCATCTGGAACAATACCAGTTAGCTTCTGAAACTCATCCTTATTAAGCAATGCCATTTAGAAGCCCCCTTGTTACTTATTAGCTATTTCTACTTGGTGCTGATGCTGCATTTTGTTGCTTTGAAGTATCAGCAGGTACAAACAACGGATCAATTTGAAACTTGTATTCAACTAAACGTACGTTTCTTACGTCCATATCTTTTGGCAAACTCCAGGCTTCTTTCTTCTTGAAGTCGTCTGGGGTTGGAAAGTTAGGTTTGTTAGGCACAAACGTAGGACTAATTGAAATGCCAGCCGGATGAATACAACCAACACGTTTTTGAACTACACTCTCACGTCCACCTTGCTTAAGTGGTTCATCTACAACTTGAGTACTGTTTAATAAAGTTGAATAACGTACGGCTCCCGTACCAAATAAATAGGCTACAGATGTTGAATTGCTACCAGATTTTTCTACAGGAATAGAGTCGTCAATTACTACTTGTTTTCCGTTATAAGTGTTAATTGGAGTTCCACCATTTGAAGGTTGAATAGTATCAATTAAGTTTTGTGCTTTCATCATTGCATAAGTTGCGGAGTTAACAGAAATACCAGTTAGCATATTTTCTGGTTGGTCTCCCATTAATCCAAGTGCTGCAATAAATCCTTTTGCACTAAATTCCGCATTTGTAGGTGACTTAGACGTTAAATCAAGGATTTTAGCATTAGCCACATCGTCAACTTGGAATGCACCTTCTAACACTGCTAAAAGCATTTGCTCATCACTAGTATTCCAAAAGTTGGCAAAACGACTAGCAATTTGTTCTTGAATAGGTGCACCTGAAAGCAATCTAGAGATTTCAGTTTCACCATAGGCTTTAGTTTGGTAGAACTTCATCCCAATTTGAGAGCCAGATGTTAGGTTTGATACGTTAATATCTTGCTCATCGGTCCAGTTATCGGGTGTTCCATCTAAGTCATTGATATATGGAATAGTAATCTTTGTCCCTGGTTGTGTTAGCTTATTTCCTAAATCTGAATCCGGAGTCAAGATACCGGAATTAACTAAGTTGTTAGTCTTGGTAGATAAGTTTTGTACCCAGTTACCAAAGACAGTAGGAATAATCATATCTGATAAATGTGTTTCTGCCATGTTTTACTACTTCTTTCTAAATAAATTTGCCCAGCCTTGTGGATCTTTCTTAAACATTTCTGTTTGTTGGTCAAGACTCATGTTAGCTGGATCTTTTGGTACTTCGGACGTGCCATTTCCTGAAACAACTACGTGAGTAGCCGGCTTTGGTTCTTCTTTTGGCTTGTCCTGTTTGAATAAAAAGCCGTAATCTTGTTTAGCAGCATCCACTTGTTCTTGAAAGCCAATTAAATTGCCTTTTTCATCAAGTGATACTTTATTAGTGTCAATGAAAGGCAGAACAGCCTTGTTTTCAAGCGCTCCAGCTTTACTGAGGGCCGTTGAAATAGCAAACTCTTTCTTTTGACTAGCTAACTTAGAAGACCATTCTTTGTCCTTTTCTTTATTAGCCTTTTCAAACTCAGCTACTTTAGCTTTAAGCTCTTCATTATCCTTTGCTTGACTACCCAAGGTCTTAATTTGCTTGTCTCGGTCTGAGATCTGTGACTTATAGCCGTCTACTTGATCGTTTAAGCTAGCTAGTTTACGGTCATAGTCATCACGTAAGGCATTTGTTTCCTTGCCCGCTTGTGCCATAACGGCCTTGACCTGTTCAGCATTTAAGCCTTGTTTTTCTAAAAAATCACGTTCCATATTTAGTTCTCCTAACGTTTAATTTATACGAGGGACGACCTCGCTCAGAGCATAATAATAGAGCAGTTTAACGACATACTCAGGTCGATTTAATTAATCTGCTTTGACTATCTGTTCACGGTCATATTGACGTGCTAAGAAATCATTATCTTTTACAATCTTTCTTAATTTAGCTTGATAACCTCTTATTGATTGATTTAGCTTTCTAACACTTTCAGGATCTTCATCCCTCTCAGCAAGTTCTTTCTTATATTTGAGGTGTCTAATGCTGCGTTCATAGTATCTTTGCTGTTGCTGTATCTTTGCATTCTTGACAGCTTGCTTAGGATCATAATGTTTTTGAAAGTTATGAGATACGCCTTTGATGTAAGGATAAAGAATATGACTGCAGTTAATTCCTTGTGTTCCTGCCGGCTTGCCATAACCATAATCGTAAATATTAGGATACGAAAGATCAGCTTTTGGATCACTTTTAGGAACAATACACACCACTTTGCCCTGAATAGGCGCACAAGCTGGTCTTGCTGCTGGATGACTAGACATAGTAGCAAGCACACTCCCAAACTCTTTCATAGATTGCGCTCTTGCTTCATTGAATACTCTATGAGTTGTAGAAGTAATAACAGTTCGTGTGTAGCCTTCTAGCGTCCATTCATGTCCTCCTCTATCAGTTAGGGATGTGGGTAAACCTTTGTCATACCATTGCAGAATATTATCTTTTAGCGCCCTGTCGGCTGTCTTGTTCCCAGTAGATACATCTAGCACTGTTTTGTCTACTATTTGCTGATAGGTCTTAAGAGCACTGTTTTTCTGAACATTAGTAGTTAGCAATGTTTGATTAACATAGTTATTGACATTTCTAAAGGTTTGATCGGCATAAGCGTTAATAATTGCTACTGTATCATCACTCACACCTCGCATTGGTTGCTTTAATGCTGTGGATAATTCACTGTTCATTCTTTTAGCAACTGTTAAACCTTGGCCCTGAATAAGATCATAAATAGCCTGTTTACTATAGCCAATGTTTTTAGCAATAAAGTCAACTACTTTATCAGTTAATCCACCCATTTCAGCCAGTGCCTTTAAACGCCATTCTAAGATACTTTTATCATCAGCACGTGTAAGTATACCCTTGTGCTTTTTAAAAGCGTCAATTAGCAAGTAAAAGGTATGCTGTTGCAAGTAATCATAGTAATCAACTATCTTGCTTGCCTGTTTCATCATCTTGCTTAGTTCCGGATCCATGCTTATCAGTTCCCTTGTTCTTAGTATCTGGTGCTAATGGATTGAATTGCTCAAAGTCAGGGGCTGGTGTGGCCTTTTCTTTTTGAAGTTGTTCCGCCCAGTTTTCAGCCTCATCATCGCTCAAATTATAGTTACGCTTAACAAACTCTTTAACAGGCATTGCACCAGCGTTAAGAGCTGATAAATCATTCTTAAACTGTGCATCTTGATCTACGAATATGCCGTCATTAAAGTCAGGCGTGATTACTAAACTATCTAAGTCACCGGTCCATTTAGGCTGTTGATCGTTCCATAATTCTGGTGTCTGTAGCAGTTCAGCAATTGCATAAACTAACTGGTCTATGGTGTCCTCTACTTGCGTTAAGTAACTTGATCTAGTTTGATAGGTCATTGAGTTGCTTGAAACAACACCGGTAGCCGTTTGAATACCGGTAGGCGTTGCTGTGAATGTACCCTCACTCAATCCAATCTCATTCTCAAACTCATGTAAGAAGTAGCTCATTGCTGCTTGATATTGTTCTGTACGAATGTTAATAGTCAGATCTTTAAAGACATTGCTATCATCTACTTTGGCATTGATTGGCACAAATACATCATCGTCAGTATCCCAATACATTTGTTGATTTTTCGGAATAGGATTGCCGTTAATCTGGGTTTGACGTCTCACCCAACTTTGAGGGATGGTTACACGTCTTCGACCGGTCTTAACATCCCAATAAAATCCGTCCTGTGTCACATTGATGTCATCTAAGATATTCCGGCAATTATCGCATACTCCTAAGCCTAACGGACTAGTAAAACTCTTATTGTTGTCACCAGGATTTCGATAGAAGGCAAACAGTGGCTTAGTTATATGCGTAAAAGTAGCTTGTTTCGGCAAGTCAGCATATTCTTCAATTGAATTTAAAGGTACTTGAGTGCCCGTTTCGCTTTCATCAGTTGACTCATACAGTTCATTAGTAATTGTGTAAGGTGTGTATTCGTGGCCGTTCTCATCTGCTTGTTTATTGCCCCATTGATGGAACTCTAGCAGTGTGTAATAGTGTGGCTCATCGTTAACAGTCTTAACAATTTTACGAGCTAATGCAATCTCTCTAACTTCTGTAGTGTTAGCAGTCAATGGATATACGCTTAACGCGTCAGACCAGTTCAATTTAATCTTATCATCTTCAACATACGGCCTAATTGCACTTGATCCTAATGCTATAGCACGCTGTAAATTAGTCTCAAATGTTGTGTAAAAGCGACTTTCGCGAAAGATCTCATCAAGTTGTTTTTGTAAATCATTATCATTCACCTTAATAGAACACTGCTCATTGAAGATAATTGACGCTAGGCGCTTAGATGCCTTTTGCGTCATATTAACGGTATTCATCTTTCGTTTCTTTTCATGCCCTAGCACCCAATAATGAACGTCCTGTGGCTTGTCAGAATAATAATCTTTAGCTTTTCGGATACGTGTGTACTCTTCTGCAGGTACTGCAATCCGTGGATCGTCTGTAATAGCTCCTAATGATTTAATCATCCCTAACTTAGCACCACCTTTCCTAAATAATCCTTTAATGCTTGCCCATAATCCCATATACTCACCCGCCTTATGCTGATAATCCAAGTAAGCGCTCATTATCTACTATGCCGTATTTAAGAGCATCACAAGAGTGGTCATCTTCTTTAACTACCCTTGGATTGTCACTATTAACAGTAGCTGGATCCCACTGGTATTTTTTATGTTCGTCTAAAAAAATGTTGTTTCCTGGTGTCTTAAGCACAAATAGACGTCCTTGTGCTAGCAGGTCTTGAACTCGGTCAATCATTGCTGCCTCACTAGACTTATGCACCTTAGACCATTGCGTGTTATACATCTGCCAGTATTGTGTGTAGATACCACCATCTGCAGAGTCAATTGTCTGATTATACGGGAGCACCCCATATTTATTGGTTATTTCGTTAATGAAATCATGCACTCGTTCAGCTTGTTCAGATGCTGACAACTTACGAGCGTACTTAGTCGGATTATAATAAAAGGTATCTAGTACATACACGTTATATTTGTTAGTAAAAGCACACGCCACGCAAGCCGTTGCTGATACCATAAAGCCAGTATCCATGCCGTAAAAGACTTCTGTAATGTACTCATCATCTGGTAACTTATCCACAAGTTGAAATAGGTTCATATTGTAAACGTTTGTTCCAAGTCCTACTGCTTCGCCAAGATATAGCCAACGATAATAATCAGGATCATTGCGCTTGTATGTCTCAATTAGATTTAATTGCTGCTTAGTAGTAAAGCCTAGCTTGTCATCTAAATAAGTACTTGTATCAATGAAATAATCTGGATCTGTTTCATGCTGTGTTATCCATTCATTTACCCACGCATATGGATTGCGTGGAGGATTATATGAGATATAGACCTTAACTTGATCGACAAAATCTGGCTTTTGTCTGATAAATGTTGGAGTGGCTTGGTCAAATACGTCAGCATTCTTTAAGTTGGCAAATTCTTCATACCAAACAGCTACCACGTTACCAACTATGTTGGACTTAAGCTTCATGGGATCATTAGCACCATAGAAGTAGAATGTTGATCCCGTCCTGATATGAGTAATAGTTAATGGTGAGACACGAGTTCTAAACTCACTTCCAACGTGTAGCTTGGTCATCGCCCACAAAATCTGGTTATAGACACTGTCTCGTAAATACCGTTGATTTTCACGCACGCAAATAACATTTACTGTTTTATTTTGTGCAATATACCGCATCATTGTAGTAACTAACTTAAAACTAATCACTGAAGACTTAAACGAACCACGACCGCCCTTATATACTTGATAGGGCTTGTTGCTGTTCCAAGCTGGATAAAAGTGAGGATTAATCTCTTGGCTCAATTTCACTATTGCCATTGCTATCAATCTCCCTTATATCGTCTACAATGATTGTCTTATTACTTGGATCATCATTTTCTTCAAGCGCCTTAAGCTGTGCTTCACTAAGTTGTGCCTCTGCAAGTGTCTTACGAGCATTAGCTTCATTAAGTTTCTGGAATGTTTGGTCACGGTAAATGTCCGGACGCCTATTTTTAAGCCAGAAAATAATGGCAGAAGCGTTTGGATCCACTTCTGTTACTGTCTTGCTTATAGGTATCTTCTCATAAACTTCAACATTCTCTGCTGTTGCAATCAATATTTCTTGTTTTGTGGCTTTCGGATGATCTAGCTTATAAATATTGGCAAATTTAGCACGTTCAGCATTTAGATTAAAGTCATCTTTTTTTACCATCTTATATTGCGTAGTGGTAAGAGTATGTTTTTTCATAACTGAAATAAAAGAGTCTTCAATTTCAGCATCAACTATTTCTTTACCTTTTTTCAGGGCGTCCGCTATGTCAGGATACTTTTTAATCCATTCGGAAATTGTTTGGCGTCTTACACCAATCTTCTTTGCTATCTGTTCGTTGGTTAAGCCATCTCTAGCCCATGATCTAAGCTTAGTGAGATTATCAGGCTCTAGCCATTTCTTATATTCAGCATGTGCCATCTAATCCACCTCATCACTTTAACCACCTTTACTACCGAATGAACTTCTTTTAACCTTAACTCCACTTCTTCTTAAAGCAATCTTTACTGATCTAACACTACGCTTTACGCTAGTTAATGCTTTAGCTAATCTATTACCGTTAGCTCTCATACTCTGACCGCCAGTAACACGATTAGCCATTCTTGTAATTCTACGGTCACCACTTCCAGTAGTCCGTAATCTTCTTTGAATGACTCTATTTTGATTTCTATAAGAAGTGGTACGACTAGCACTAAATAAATCTAATTGTTTTGCCATTAAATCACCTCCAAATTTCACAAACTCAGAATGCTATATTGTCGGGCTTAAATGAGCTTTACTCATCTTGGCCAAACTGTTTTTCTTCATAAAGATTTACTAATTTAATACCAGCTTTATGAAGTAAATCTAAAACTTCATCTGATTTTGATAAAATACAACCTTTTTGATTAATCAATTCTATTTCAAAGCCGTCATCCCAATAAGCAATATAATACTTGCGTCCTGTACTTTTATCCGTGTACCACTTGCCTGCTTCTAACAACATCATTGAAAATACCTCTTTAGTTGTTCAAACGTGATGTATTCCTCATTAGCTGGAATATTAGCCTTTTTATAAAACTCTTCCTTAGCTTCATTACTTGGAAAAATGACCTTGGTATAGAAATTAATGATGGTTGAATCATTGTCTTTCTTTCTAAACTCGCTCTTAGTCTTATTAAATTCAGCAAGATTAGCCATCTTATCCTTTTCATCTTCAACTTCTTCATCGTAAGGCGTTGATGTTTTTGATGGTTCATCACTATCTGATAAACTCCCATCAAAATCAACATCCCCGTCAAACATAAAGTCGATATCTGACTTGTTAAAGCCCATATCTTCAAAAGATACATCTTGAGATAGATTAAATAGCTCATCTAAATCCCAATCACCTTGCATTGAAGGATTATTCAGCTGGACGTTTAACTTCTTTTCTGTCTTCTCATCAACATCAATAATTGCTACCGGTACATCATAATCTTTCTTCCGGTAAATCTTATCGGCAGCAGTTAAACGTTGATGTCCGCCAACAAGTACGCCAGTACGTTTATTCCATACTAGCGGCTCAATTAATCCGTTTTCTCTAATTGCTTTAACAAGTTTCTTTTGGTTAGTCTCATCAATAATTCTAGGATTGTAATCAGCAAATTTAATTTGACTGCGTTTAACTGTTCCAAACTTAAAATGCTGCAGTTCTTTCATTTTAACCTCCTCGACTACCTTGCGAACTTCTGCCTTTTCTACTTTTAGTTACTTTTTTAACATGAGCCATAGCCATACGCTTAAATTCTTCATCATTTCCCTTTATTTTTCGTTCGTTAAGGTCAAAATAAACCTTTGAAAGACTAGCACGTAAGGAATATTTTCTAATATCTGAAGGCCATAATTTGGTTCCGTCTCTAAGAGTTCCACCGTCTATACGCCCATTCCCTTTATACTTTCTTTTTACATCATCTGAATAAAAGGGATTGTAATACATTCGGTCATGACCACCTTTAGACCATCGACTAAAACCTTCTCTTTGTAACCTTCTAGCTAATTCATCATTGCTAAGCTTTTCAGGTTTTGCCATACTTAGCCTCCCATTGAGCCTGTTTTTCCCGCCTTATAACGTTTTTTTACCTGACTTGAATGTAAATAATCGTTCATGCCACTTATTAAATTGGTATTTATCAACATTACCCATCTTAAAATGTCTGGCTTGAAAAGTTACACTTGTTTTATCAGTTGAGCCTTTATAAATGTTAATACCATAGGCATTTTTACGACTATTTACGTTGTATTTGTTGTCACTAGCAGCATAAACTCGGTAGTCATTACCACGGCCCTTTTCAATCATGACTTTACCGCCATTAATTTGTTGACGTGGAATAGTCTTTCTTTCTCCTGCCTTCATTGTGCTAGCCAACACACGGGCATGACTTAATACTCGTTGTGTCTTTCTTTCTGAAGGTGTGAGCTTCTTTTTTTGGTGGATTTTACTTTTTGATCGTGTAGTACTTTTCTTTTTAATAGGGTGATTAATATTAGCAGAAATAGAGCCGGCCCAATATTCTTCTAGCGATGATCTAGCCATAATTAACCTCCTCTGCTCCCTGTTGAACCAAGCTTGTATTTGCCTTTACTAATGCTTTTAAAAAGACTGTTAATCATCTTTGACGCTTTGGAAGTCTGTCTATCATTCAAATAACTAAAATCGGTTTCACGTCTTGCTCCTCTAGGCCCTAGTTCTGTAACCTTATATCCTTCTCGATTGTTAGCAAAAACATGTACGTTTCCTTTACGATCTTTTGCGACACCCAAACTACCACCATTAAATTTAACTCTAGGAACAGCCTTAAATTCGCCACCCGCCTTTTGTCTACGACCATACCGGAGTGCTTTCAAATAGGCTTGACGTTCTTTAGGTGTGTACCTCATCTTTTGGTTTTCTTTACGGCGACGCTTAATTCTCTCTATTCTTGCTTTTTCTCTTTTTTCCGGAGTGTCTAAGCCGGTATCTATAACTATTTGTTTAGCCATTGACTTTCACCTCTTTTATAAACTTCATATTGCAGCACACCAGCTTGTGCTTCTGGAAAAAATTTAAGTATCCTAGCATAATCATCTGGATAGATCCGCTTGATTGCTGACAATTCTTTGCCGGCTAAGCTATGAAAGCTAAAACCCAATTTACGGTTAAATTCTGGATACAATAAGTTATTAACTTGCATGTATCTTTTGATGTCCGCATCTCGCCAGTACATAACGGGATAGAATCGTCCACGCTCAACGTCAATTGATCCTGAATGCTTCAGCATAGCTCTACGTACTACAGAGTCATTAATCTTCTCTCCACCAGCAATCCATTGAATGCCGGTTTCTTGTCTAATTGCTTCATAAATAGCTCTAATCTTAACCCGTGGCACTGAGTAATCAGCATCCCTAAAAGAACCATATCTATAGAAATCAGCATTTTCAAAGTGTGGCACTCTAATAATGTCAACACCATAGTGACGCTCATACTTAGCCAGTGCTTCTTCTTGAAATTTAAGGCCAGGAACTAAGTACATAAAGAATGGTTGTACTGTCTTGAAGTACTTCATACATAAATCAAGTGTCACAATACTATCTTTTCCCATAGAAAAAGACACAAGCACTTTATCAGTGATCTGTGCCTGTGTCTTAATTGCATCAAGTAAGCTCATTTTTAATCCTCTGTAAAATAAAAAGCGCTACTAAAGCGCTTAGTGAACAATATGAAACTTTTTAAATTTGCTGAGCTGTGGTTCAACGTTCTTTTTTACTTTTCTTTTTGGAACATAGATTAACGGTTTGATTTTTTTGTTATACCATTCATCAAACTTGGGATTACTATGTTCTACTTTTACAAATGGAGCTGACTTAATCAGTTTGTCATCAACATTATATAGCTTTAACTGCCCCTTTACCTTAATCGGTTCAATTAGATAGCTACCACCCTTTTTGAATGGTTCAATGTGCCAGTAATAAAGCTGATCTTCTTCATTCCATTCAATATCTTTAATCATAGCTACACAAATAGCATGACCATAGATTGAATTAGGATACTTCTTTGCTGAAGCACACAGTAGCAATGGACCTCTATAGTTTGTTGTCCACGTTCTATATTCAATTGTTTTGGTACCGTTGATAATATCCATAATGTAATTACCATGGATTGACAAAGCCT